TGCGCATAGCGGCGTAAAGCGTATTGACTACTCCGTTGCTATCCAGCTCTTTCACCACTCCTTAGAGCGCAACTCCGAGGATGCCATGAACAACCTTGATTATGTCGTAGATAGCCTTAAGACCGTTCTGCGTTCGGATCACCAATTCGGTGACCCTTCAGGCAACCTTGTCTGGCAGGGCGCAGAGCCAGTTATCAGCGCGACCTACGGCGAGCCTATGTCTAACGATGGAACTTCCACGGAGACTTGGGCAATTATCCGCTTTGATGTTACCCAGATGATTCAAGCATAAGGAGAGAAATGGCAACCTTCACATATAACGGAACATACGAAATTGTATATCCGTCTATTGCCGTTACGGTTAAGCCCGGCGACTCGTTCGAAGCGCCTGATGATTTCACCGCACCAAATGTCACACCCGCAAAAAAATCCAAGCCAGCCCCAACAGTAGGAGATGAATAAATGACACTCGCACAACCATCCGTCAAAAGTTACCTTGGGGTTGCCTTAGAGACAACCAAGGGAACTGCGGTCGCCGCTACTAACTTTGTACCTATTACCGTTAACACCTTTAAGCCTGTTGATGTAATTGCGCCTCTTTACGACACCGCAATTCGTGGCTCAATGGTGGAGAACTACAACTATGTTCAGGGTCGCCGTAACACGACCGTTGACTTTGGCGGCCCAGTATTCGCTGACACCATCGGCTTCTGGATTGCCGGTATCTTGGGAGATGTAACCACCACAGGTTCAAGCGCTCCTTATACCCACGCTATTGCTCTTAAGAATGCGGTCGGTGGATCGGGAGACGCACAACCAAAGGCGCTCACCATTACCGATTTCTATTCTGCAAACACTCGTTACTATCCCGGCACTCAGATTACTGACTTCGGCTTGACCTTTAACGCTGACGGAATGTTGGAATACACCGTTAAGGCAATGGGCTTCCCATCATCTACAACGACCGCACCAGCACCTTCGTTCTCTACCGTCTTGCCTACTCAGGTATGGACAGGAACGGTTACTATCGGCGGCTCAACCGTTGGATACACCCGCACAGGTACTTTGGACTTGTCTCGCAAGGCTGAAGCTATCTGGGGCGTTTCTAATACCCAGTCTCCTTATCAGGTATTCGTTGGCGCTTTGACCGCCAAGGGTAAGGTTACATTCGTGATGCAAGACGATGCAGAATTGACTCGCTACATCACCAACACCCAACCAGCTCTTACCTTCAACTTCTCAACTGGCACAGGCTCAACTGCAACTCAGGTTCAGTTCACCTTGTCTAAGGGCGCTTATGTCACCGGCGCTATCGAGCGCAACGCCGATTATGTCGAGGTTACGGTTGATATTGAAGGTCTTGGAAATACCACCGATGTTGGTGCAACTAGCGGCTACTCTCCCGTTAAGTTCACCTTACAAAACGCGTACACAAGCGGTACATACCAGTAAACGCGTAAACTAGATGTCTGTCGGGCAGCCGCCTTCCCTGCCCGTCAGACCCTAATTCGTGAAGGCAAATCTGGAAGGAAACCATGTCTAAAGTTATTACACTCCCATCAGGCGCAACCGTTACTTTGCGCGATCCTAAATCTTTGCGTCAAAAAGACCGCACCAAGGTTTATCAAGCCGCAAGCAACGCCGAAGGCATTATGCAAGGTTTATCTATGGTAGACGGAATCATTGCCGTTCTTGTTGAATCGTGGTCATTTGATTTAATTATTCCATCCGTTCACTTAGCTTCGTTAGGTGAATTGGAACTTCCTGATTATGACGCTCTTGCCGAAGAAGCGGGCAAAGCTCAAAACATTATCTTTGGTACTGGCTTTCAGGAAACACCAGCCAACGAATCGAACCCCGATAGCCCTTTAGACAAATCCAACGCTTAGTTTGGGCGGTTAATAACCCTACCAGCGAGCGTTCGGGTGAAGTATATCCCGATGATGAGTTTCTGTATTACCTCTGCGCCAAGGAGTTCGGCTGGACTATTGAGGAAACCGATAACCAGCCAGCGCATTATCTTGATTGGATAGTGAACTTTCACAAGGCGATTAAAGAGGTGGACAATGATAGAGGGTAACTTCGAAGAATTTAAACGCTTTATTAACAAAAGCGCGCGAGAGTTAGATACAGGCGCTCGCGCCGCGCGTGACGAGATGATGACTACCTTTATCCAACTTGCCCAGCATGAAATTAAAGGTGATCGTAAAGCCGTAGGCTATCCCGCAACACCGGGTCAGCCACCTATGAATGTGACGGGTAACTTGCGCCGATCCATTCGTGGCGAAAAGAGCCGTGAAGGTTTTGGTATTTATAGCGCCGTAGTCGGCCCAACCGTAGGCGTATATGCCCGCGCTCTTGAAGTAGGTGGCAAGTACGCACCGCCTTCGTGGACACGCAAGCAGAACTATCCTTATATGAAACCTGCGTATGAAAAGTTTAAAAAAGTATTTATGACCATTGTTCACAAGCATCTAGGATAGGAAGGGATAGCGATGGCAGAGTTTATTCCACCAGTAATCCTTGAGGTAACCGCAAAGGTTACAGGCGCTATTGCCGGCTTGCAAAAAGTCAATGGCGAAATGGACAAGTTGGAAGCTAAAAGCGCCCTTGCCTCTGGTGCTATGGGTAAGTTCGAGCGCGCTTCTAAATTGGCAGGTACTGCGCTTGTTGGATTAGGTGGAGCGTTTGTCGTCTTTGCTGCCGCAAGTATTAAGCAACTAGATAGCTTTGAAAAAGCGCAATCTAATTTAGAAATTGCCATTAAAAACACGGGTGTCAGCTTTAAGGATGCCCAACCCGTCATTCAGCAACACGCTGACGCAATGATGAATTTAGGTTTTACCTACAACGACACTTACGCCGCCCTTGCAACCATGACCGCCGCCAGTGGTAGTCCTGCGATGGCGCTCAATACTCTTTCTACTGCCGCCGATCTCGCTCGCTTTAAGCAGATTTCCCTTGCCGATGCAGGTCGCTTGCTGGCTCGCGCTTCTATCGGTCAGGCTAGAGGTCTGGGCGATTTGGGTATCGCTATTGGTAAGACCATTCCTAAAGGCGCTTCTCTTGCAACTATTCTCAAAGCCGTTGAATCTCGCGCTGGCGGTGCGGCATACAACTTTAAGAACACTCTTGCCGGTAGCTTGCAAGTAGCTCAAGCCAATTTCCAAAAATTAGAAATTGCCGTTGGCACGGCGCTTGTGCCTAAACTCATTAAACTTTCCAACTGGATTGTTAATACAGGTATTCCTAAGTTGCAAGCGTTCTTTAAACTTGTCAAAGACAATAAGGGTCTATTTGAAGGACTTGCTGCCGCCCTTGCGGTTATTTGGGCAGTACCTAAAATCGCTGGTTTTATTACTGCTATTCAAACAATGATTAAAGCTTACGGCGCACTTCGTGACGCTGCTCTTTTCGCTGCTGCCGCAGAAGCGTGGGCAACGGGTGGCATAAATATTGCTGCTGGTACGGCTGCTCTTGCCGGTGTTGCTGCCGTCTATGGCGGATTCAAATTAAACGAACTGCTAAAAGGATCACCAACCGCCACCGCTAAAACTGGACTAAACGCCGCTCCTTGGTCGTCTGCTACATCGCCTCAATTTGGCGGTACAAAGTTCTATGCTGGAACTTCGATGTCAGACGCGAACCCAAATCTTAAAGGCAAGCCGTATTCTATTATTGTGCCAGCCGCTAAATCTGGGTCTGCTAAAACTACAAAAACCTCTGTTGCTAAAGCTAAGCGCGGTACAATGGGAGCTGGTTCTGCTCCTGTAACAGTTATCGTTAACGGCGCGCAAAATCCAACTGCTACTGGTCAAGCAGTTGTCAAAGTAATTAAGAGCGGAGCAAGATAATGGCAACCCCTTCATCTGCTTATCAGTTTGCGTTTAACGGCTGGCTCTTTGGCGCTGGAACGCCTTATGTTGTAGAAAGCATTGACGGTCTTGCCGACCTTCCTGCTATCCGTATTCAGGATGACAACCGAGGATACATTGACGGATCGTGGTCGGGTCGTGATTTTCTTGATTCCCGTACCGTAACCTTTGATTTTATTATCACCGGAGACGGAACGCATAACGCGCAGTATTACTACAAGCAACTGCAAGCTAATCTGACTTATCAACAATATGGAAACTATCCATCTACCATTACCCCTAGCACATATCAGCTTGGGCTTTTCCAGTTTTATTTAACTTCCGCTACGGGCTTGCAGCGTATGTACGGTCGCGTTCGCGCCATCAAGACAACGGTTGACCCAGACTTTTCCTTTGGCTTTATTGCCACCCAAGTAGAGTTTTACTTTCCCGATCCTCGTTACTATGACGACACGGCAACGGTAACCTCTGGCACTTCGGTCACGGTCAATAACACGGGTTGGGCGACCACTTGCCCTACGATTTACATCGCCACCCCGCCAGCCGCAACCTTCAGCATCAATGACGGCTTTAGCAACTATATGTATTTTTCTAATGTCAACACTTCACAAACCATTACGATAGATTTACTTGCCCGCTCTATTTACCAAAACTCTACTTACGCTCGTCAGATTATGACAGTTTCCTCTAGCTGGCTCAGCCAACCCGGTAACACATCATCTACTTGGGCAATGAGTTCAGGTTCAATGCAGGTAACCTATCGGAATGCTTATGTCTAATTATCGCTATTATGTTACGCAGCTCTATCAGAGCGGAATCAACGCCAACCCTATTGTCGCTGAAATTCCTTTTACCAATGTCAACTTTACCCAAGAGGTAAATAACAACGGTAGCTTTACGGGCGAGATTTTACTATCGGGCTTGTCGCAAAACCTGATTACTGGCGAGACAATCATCAATAACACCATTCCCGGACAATTTGCGCTTTATGTAGATTTCAACGGATCGCCTGTATGGGGCGGCGTTATTTGGAATCGTGAATACAATTCCGACACGCAAATCCTGACCGTTAGTGGTCAAGAAATGATGTCCTATTTCAACCGCCGAGTTGTTTACAACACTTCTGGTGGCGCGGGCGGTAGCACCGTCTTTACTAATCAAGACCCGTGCTATATCGCCAATCAGCTCATCACCCAAGCCCAAAGTGCAACCTATGGCTATATTGGTGTAGCTACAAACACCACGACATCGGGCTATTCGGTCAGCCGTACTTATTACAACTTCGAATTAAAAACTGTTTATCAAGCCATCAAAGATTTATCTACGGGCTTAGACGCTGGAACGCAAACCCCGTTCTTTGATTTTCGCATTGTGCCTAGCTACGCAAGCGGCGCGGGTGTCAGCGCGATTACCAATACTTTCACTATGGGCGTTCCGTATCTTGGCAACGGATCGTATAACGCGGCTACTTCTAGCGCCCATGTCTTTGACTTTCCCGGCAATATTATTTCTTACACTTATCCCGAAGATGGAACGACAACTGCTAACACCGTTTACGGTTTAGGTTACGGCGCAAATGTCACCAAACTCATTGCTACCGCCGTTGATTCGTCTAAGCTTGGCACATGGCCCTTGCTTGAATCCTCTGCCAGCTATATTGATATTAACGACCCCACGCTTCTCAAAGCCGTTACTCTTGGTCAAGTGAACGCCTTGTCCTACCCACCTACAACGGTTCAGGTTGTTATTCCGTCTTATGTTGATCCGCAATTCAATACTTATCAGCTTGGCGACTTTGTGCGCCTCTCTATTGAAGATGATTTCTTTCCATTTAGTACGGGCGCGGTTGCAGCTAATGAGGTTTATCGTATTGTCTCTATGAGCGTATCACCCGGCGAGAACGGCCCAGACCGCGTGACTTTAACCTTGACCCTTCCCCTTGCTACAACAGGAACGGTGAGCTAAATGGCGTATGCAAATCTAACTCCTAACTTGCAAGATATGTTTAATCAGATTAACGATCGGCTTCGCAAGCTAGAGAGCGGCCCAAACTCGGCGCAATACGCTGCTGATACCGCGCAAGCTACGGCTACTACTGCTTACATAACTGCTGACGCTGCACAAACAAGCGCTAATGGCAAAAACACAATTCATTATTCAACAGGAACGCCGGGCAGTACGGCAAACCAAGCTGGCGATATTTGGTATCAGTACGATGGCAGCAACCATGTTATTGCTCAATGGTCTGGCGCTGGTGGCACAACATGGACTTCTACCAAGCTATCAGGTTTAGTTCTTACTAATTTAGATGCTGGCTCTATTACAACAGGAACAATCTCATCTATTGTTTACAACAATGGTTCGGGAACTTTCTCGGTTGCAGCAGATGGAACGCTTAGTGCATCTAAAGGAACTGTTGGCGGATGGACTCTTAATTCAAGTTATTTTACAGATGGCGGCTCAACATTTCTTTATCCAACATCAACCACAACCAGCGCAGCTTTATCTACAAATGCTGGCGTAGCTGCGGGATATGTTCAAGTTGGCACTTCGCATCCATCAGGCAGCACTTATTCTTTATTTGTTCCTCTTACTGCAACAACTTATCTTGGCGGCGCAGTTACAACTGGAAACCAAATGACGGTTGCGGGCAATTTACAAGTTCAAAGTATGTCCTCAACTTCTGCTACAGGCGTTGTCTGGTCGTCGTCTAATAGCCGTTTCTATTTGACAACATCAACCGAGCGTCACAAAGACAACATAACGCCAATACCTGCTGCTGATTATTTGTCAAAACTTCTTGAACTTCAGCCAGTAACTTTTAACTATAAGCCTGAATTTACCGATAACCCCAACCAACTTATATCGGGTCTTATCGCCGAAAAAGTTGCCGCAATTCCTGAGTTTTCTACTGTTGTTAATTTAGACGCAGAAGGTCAACCCGAATCTTTGGCTTATGACCGTCTTGCGGTATTTATTCTTCCGGCGTTAAAGCAACTTAACGATCGTCTAACCGCTTTGGAGGCAAAGTAATGGCTGAGATAGATATAGAAAATGTGCTGAAAGGTATGCGCGAAACTATTGGCAATCTTGCCCAAGAGAACGCCATCCTTAAGGCATCGTTGGAAGCGGCACTTACGCCACGACCAACAACCACCGCAGTACCCTCAAAGCCTGATGTAGCTGGCCCGCAGGGAATCCAACCGACTAACTCATAACCGTAAAGGTGCAAAATGTCTGCTGATGTAGCAACCATTGTTTATTCGTATTTCTTTGTAGGCGCAGCTCTCTTAGCTGGCATGGGAATAATTGCCCGCCACTCAATTGCCAAGCACACCGAGGAACTTAAGGACAAGCTCAACCGTATCGAGTACGCCCTATACAACGATGGCAAGACGGGGCTTATTAACAAGGTTGATGCTCTCATCGAAAACCAGCAGATTATTAAAATTGATGTTGAGGTTATGAAGGCAAAATATGAAAA